CCTTCCCAGATCCGCCAACCTTTTCCAAATGGGTGTTCACCACTATCAACATTAATATGACCTACCGGAATGACTTCATCTTGTAATTGCTGAACTTTTTCCTTATATAACATATGTTTTATTCTAACATCTGTTGCTTCTCTAAAAAATGGAGTAGTCGTAAACCAACCAAATAAAACTAAATTCATCATAAGGTCATCGTGGTTAGTACCTTCAGCCTGATATGATGCTCCTTTCGCTACAAATGTACTCATTTCTCGTATAGTATCTTCATCATTTATTTTTAATTTCTTAGTGTTCATTATATCTCTTATATTTGAACAACCCATACGTTTAACTTTTGCAGTCATAGTTACACCAATAGCATTAGCCCTAACCATACTCTCTACAAAGACATTTTCATATTCTAAATCGTAATATAAACCATTAACTACAACTTGACCAGCATCATTTGATTCACATACTACATAACACATATTATAATGTTCAGCATATTTAAGAATTATATCAGGAAATAATAATGGACTCATATTATTATCTCTAAAAATACATACTTGATTAAATGGGTCTACACTCACATCAATAATCGTAAATGTAGAATAATCTTGTCCTCGTCCTCTAGACGTATCAACAAACATTAAATAATTATGGTCTGGTAAAGGTTCCTCATATATTTTTACATTATTTTGTTCTAAAACAGGATGTATTGCTCTTAAAGCTAATAATACTTCAGCAGATATTAATGTATTACCTGTACCATGAAATGAATTACCAAACTCTTGGTCAAATTGCAAAGGGGACGTATTTTCAATGGTTGTTTGTTTCCATGCTTCATCTCTTCCAGGCACATCCCACCAATCCACTCTATATGGCTTAAATTCATTTGTATTTTGAATAGCTCCCTCATATAATTTATGGTACATATTACCTATACCATTAGCAGTGGACGTAATAATAACCTTAGATGTTTTACCACCTGAGATTACTGGATATGTTGAAGTATAAAATTCCGAAGCATTATCCACAAATGCAAACTCATCAAGATATACGAGGTTAAGTGACATACCACGAATAGAGCTCGATGATGTAGCTGATGCTATAAGCCTTGAATTATTGGAGAATGATATGGATTTTTTATTAAGAGCTGTACAACCAGGCTGTAAAAAGAATGGTAAATGTTCTAATATAAGAGTAATTCTACCTAACATTTCCCTAGCAATAACTTCTTTATTAGCGAGGATACCCACTACTTGTTCACCTTTAAATATTACATACCATAAAAGATATGCACAAACGGCAATTGATTTACCACTTTGACGACAAGCAAGAACAATATTAAATCTATGGTCTTCGAAACGTTCAAACATTTCTTTTTGATATGGATATAGATTAAATGGTACTAACCCTAAGTCAAGATGAATTATCTTACAATATTCTTTTGCAAAATATACTGGATCGTCTAAGCATTTTTTATATTCTTTTAATTCTTCCTGTGTCCAGGGGTGTTCAACGTCTGCACCACGGACATTAGGATTACCTAAATACCAATTCTCTGTTTTACTGCTCATCTTCTGTGAAATTTGTGTCCGGTTCTATTACTATTTCCTCACGTAACATCTTCTGTAACTCAGCAGTAGAACCTATAAACACATTATTGTGTGTTATTCCTTCTGTCTGTGCGAGTGCACGTATGTCATCTTTATCAACGTCTTTTTTGGTTTTATGAAGTTTAAGAATCTTTTCGCATATCTCAGCATTTTGTTTAATTAACATTCCAAGTACCTCAAAGGCCCTGGGGTGCTCTGATTCTCTAGCAAGTTCAAGCATAAGTGATATAGCTTCATCTCCTTGAGAAGCTAAATCAAAAAATTGTTGTCTTACGTTTTCGTAATCTGCATCAACCTTCTGTGGTGTGCTCATAATATGTGTTCCATAAATCTAATACTCCTGCTGCTTCCCTACTCTCTTCTTTATTACCGCCCGTGTAGGGTATAGCAAGTTGTTCATTAATCAAAACTTGATTGGCATCAACGATACCATCCTTTGTCGAGACTGAAAGTGTTCCTAATATTCGTCCAAACTTTCCTTTCTTTTGTTTCTTAGTAACTAATGTAAATTCTCCATTAGCTTCTGCTAGTAATTCTTCTAATCTATGCTTAGCAGCCTTACCCCATGATTTCTCAGCCAGGTTTCTTGTTCTACTCTCAGGAGTATCTATACCCATTAAACGAATCCTCTCTTTAATAAATATTTTAAATCCTAAGTCTAACTCTGCGTCAACAGTATCTCCATCAACGACTCTTAATAATGTTGCTTTATAATTATACATAGTTATATGTCCGTGTCAAAAAAGTTAATGGTTTCAGTATATGGTTCTTTGAAACCGCCTGCGCCATCCGATGTCGTAGTACCATCTATAGCTAATGTCTCAAATTTATGAGTTGTTGGATCCTCAGCTTCTGAAAAATCAACTGCCGTTTCGAGAATTTGTTTAGTCTTAAAGAGACCTCTATAATAACGAATACGAGTTGAAAAAGATAATGTATAGACAATTGCTCTTCTTGTTATTAAATCACCTTCATAGTCATCATTTAAAGTAACACTCTCTAAAATAATTGGTGTATCAGTGGTTAAATCCATATCTGGAATATCTTTAATTGTTACTGTATATTCTGGTTGAAACATTGGAAGTATCTGTTCTAATAATTGTAAAGCTTCGTCTTGAGTTGAAGTCATAATATTTAATTCAAATCCAACCTTATATACAGCTGGAGCTCTTAATGTATTCATGTTAAGTGTATCACTTACAACAACTTTTTTATATTTCTTATGTTTGGATACACGTGCATTAGCATCATATTCCATAGAGCTTATTTCAAATGATATTCGTGGTAATCTAATAGCAAATTTAGGGTCACTTGTTTGTTCACTTAAACGTGCAATAACCTTCTGCCTTGGTGCATATGCAAGAGGAACTTTAATTTTTTGTAATACTTTTCCAGCTGCATTTGTTTTATGAACTTCTAAGTCATTAAACAAAGAGCCAAAAACGGACACCATCCGCCTTGTTGATTGATGATACCAATGATTCTCAAACATTATGGGTCTCCAAATGGATTAACTTCTGAGAAGTCTATAATGCTATCACCTTCTAATTCGAACTCATCATTATCTGCAAATGCATCTAAGTTATATTCAGTCTTAACGGTACCTGTCAAGTCAACAGTAATCTGTCTTGAACTACCAGATGATTGACCAACAAGAAGTCGTGTGGCGTGAACAGAATTTTCCATAAATGTACCATCACCATTATCAGATTGGTGTGGAGAGACAAGCATTACTGTAACTGTTTCTGTATCTACTCTCTCATATGCAGCCACTTTAGATATAATATTAATATTAGTTCCACCATCATCTGTTAAACCTGTAAATTGATGAACAAACTCACCAATCTCGAAATCATTTGTGTTGGCCGCTGCTGTAGTTGTATATGAATAAGAGTTAGCATGAATTAATTCAATATTATCTATTTCAGGCATACCAGTATCAAAATTCTGGTCATTATATTCAAATAATTCAGCTGTTAATGTATAAACTGGCAAATCTTGCATTTGATAAAATGGCAGCTTAGGTTCTACATACTTAATTTCAAATAGCCTATCAGTCATTGTCATCCACAATAAATCACCTTCAGATGGAATTGTAGTTATATTGTTTCCTAATGCTATATCTAAATTTTCACCTACCACACTATGCCAACGCTTCTTAGGTATTACAAATGTACCTTGGTCACGAATCTCCAAACCAAATTTACCTAACAGATTTCCATCACCTTCAAATCCTTCGATGTTCTCTATAAAGCATTCTATTGGATAGGCGTGGGTATATTGATTTAGAGTCTCATTTAATAATGCATCTTCATATATACGTTCTGCTGGGATGTATACGACATCTTGTCCAAACATTTTTATGCTCTCTAAAACCAAATCCTCATAAAGGTTCTGTTCAGATTGTACTGCACCTGAAAAGTATACGCTTGTAGCCATTAATTATCCCATTAAAAAGTTATCTGGCATTGCCCAAACCAACCTAACTTCTTCTTCTAATCGTTGAATTTCCTCTATGGCATCATCAAACATTTGACGACCATTCATTGTTATACCACCTGGAAGCTGAAAGCCTTCAAACTTCATCATATTGGCTCCCCATTGGCGTTTAATTAATGCAGTAAGATACTTCTTTAAATATAAGTCATTATATACATCAGCATATGTCGCTGGGTCTACAATTGAATATGCTTCGATGACTATATATTGATCAGCTTGTAAGTCACCAAACCCTTCATCCATATGAAGCCTATTCATATGTCTACTAAATCTAAGTTGTTCCACACTATTTAAACGGCTTTCAATTAATGATAAATGTTGTAATGATTGTTCATATGACTGAATTTGTGTTGCCATACCCTGTGTCATGAATATATCATTAAGTCTCATATGATAACCCATGTCAAATAAAGAAGAACCAGATGATTGACCACCAGTTAACATCTGTAAAACAGCTGTAACGTTATCACTTACTGTAATATAATTATTAGTTATATCAGCCGCAGTAAGTTGATGTTTTAAATATGTTCGAATAACAGCATCTGAATGGAATTCTTGATAGAATTGTATTGCGTCATCAGTACGGTCTTCTATTTGGTCATCGTCTACATTAATTTCAATTACTGGAGAGCCTAAAGCTCTTAAGCAATATTCTTGTAATGTAGCTCTTGTAGTAGGTTTTGCCATATCATTTCCTCTCTATATAGACTTATTTATATAATTTTGATAACCTACCAGCCTAATGAAGCTTAAAGAATTTATCTATTCTATCTTGTGTTTTATTATCAACACCACTCGTAGAAGCATGATGATTTTTTATATATATTGCTTTTGCAGCCGTTACAGCTGCTTCACCACCTAATGCTAATTGTACAAAATTATAATCTTTTGAAAATTCACCATGAAGATGTACAAAAGCTAAGGCTAATACTTCATCATATTCTAATTGACCTAAATGTTTTTCATGTTCATAATGTGGTTTTACCATTGATCCAATAACACTACCTGTCACTACCTCAAGCAATTGTACTAGTCCATCACGCCAAAGAGGATATTTCATACTATCACCATCAAATATACCTTTTCCATTTTTAAATCCAGGTGCTACCCAATCTCTTCGACCCATAGGCCTTCGTGAATTAAATTTCTGAAGATGATATCCATATCGTGTTACAGCAGTTCTTACACTAGGCTCAGTAAATTGTACCCAACCATAAGCTGTAGAAGTACTTGGTGATGTATTATTTAACCAATCAGATTCTAATCCAACCAATTCATCCATAAACCAAAGTACATTACCTTCAAAATTACCAAAATCAAAAGCATCAATCATTGCTGGAGTTAAACCATGAGTCATTTCCAAGCCTCTTTTAATACGTCCCCTTTGAAATCTTAATATTTCATCATATACTAGTATTGTGGCCTCTTTTAAATATGACCCGGTTGTATGAGTTAAAAGATTATTATTTTTATCTAAATAATTTAGATTTTTTTTAGCTGGATAGTCAGCTGTAGTTGCTACTACATTTTGTGTTGCTGCTACTGGTAATGTTATAGTTGCCATAATTATAAACAGCCCTATTGTTATCTTTTCTTTAACGTTGGGGTATTCCGTCTTTGATTAACTTGAGCTGGGTCCATACCCATTTTAGATGCTTGACGATACTTCGCCATTGTCTTTTTTAAATAAGCTGCATTTCTTTTACGACGTTCAGCCGGACTGACTCCTTCATCAGTCCCTTCCAGAAATTTATCTATATATTCCTGAAAGCCAATCATTAGTAATTAGCTCTCTTTACAACCTTAAATTTCTTCTTTTTACCTGCGTTAGGTGCCATATCAACTCCGCCATCTGCTACTGAATTTGCTGGCTCTTCCATCATTTTTCTACTATTCATAATTACAGCTTTAATTTCAGGAGTAGCATCCTCACCATACATAGGGTCTATAGTTGGCTTTTTAGCTTCCTTTTTAGCTTCCCTTTTTGCTTTAGCTATTTCTCTACGTACCTCAGCTTCTTTATAACCTTTGGTACGTCTATCGACAATAACTTTACCTTTTTGCTTAATACCTTCTTTGCGTTTAAGCGCAGCTTTAAAGCCAAGTATACGTGCATCACAGTCTACTTTTTCATTAGCTTGTCTAAGAATATCCATTACAGCAGGATTATCTGTCATACCCTTTTTAAGCTTTTCAATATCTTTAATTGCTTGTTGCATATTACCTGAATGCTTCTTAGCAATAGCTATAATTTTTCTACGTTGACCTTGGTTCATAACAGGATATGATTTACCTAATTTAGCACCTCTTATGGTTTTTCCTTTTTTAACTGGACCCCATTTTGCTTCTTCAACGTCATCGTCTTTTACATATGGTTGTACTGCTTCACTATAATATTGTTCACGACGTTTTTTGTCATTATGCATGGACCAAGCGATAGCGAAAGCCTCTTCATCAGAGTGGTCCTGCTTAAGCTTTTTTACAACATTTTCCATACCAGGTGGAGCTTTTTCTTGAACTGAGTCAAAAATATCATGTCCTAAAGCTTTATCTCTGGCAGCAAAGTATTTCTTTAACTCAGCTGAACTTAAATCGCTCATCGACCTTTTACCTTTCCCATATCCGATTTTAAATTTTGCATCTACTTTATCAACTCTTCTGTAATATTCTTCTTTATCTCCTAATTTAGGAGGCTTTACTTCATTAACACCTGAATAATTACCTTCGTCGTCATCTACATCTGAATCATCTTTAAAATCATCATGACTTTCATATTTTAGAGCACTTATTATTGTTCTTTTGTCATGTCCATTTAAATGTTGTGCACCATCAATATCATCTATTGCAGCTGCTTGGTCTTTATCACCTTTAATCTTTTCCTTCTTAATTTTTTCCAATGTTTTAAGGAAAATTTGTTTAGCTGGACCTCTTAATTCTCTAGAAAAACGACTAGCTTCATCTACACCAGAATAGTTACCTTCATCATCATCCACATCAGTATCAGATTTAAAGTCATCTTTATTTTCCAAAAGCCAAGGCCACATATCTTCAATATCCCTATCTTCTACACCACCATACATTGGACCTTGTAAGAATTTTATAATGTTAGCTTTTTCACCAGTTACTGTCATACCTGAGTGATATTTACCTATATCTTTTTTAATAGTGACTTTATATTTTGACTTTGCTTGCTTAATCCATTTCTTTTCATCACCAACATTATCCCAATCAACGTCAGCGCCAATTTCTTCTTTACCTTTGCCAGGTTTTAACTTTTCATTTAATGATTTTTGAAATGGTATATGAATTGTGGCTTCATTAGCATCTCCAGGGTCATCACCTTCCCAGCCTTTATCGACTGCGTTAAAGAATTTCTTCTTCTTATCCCCTGACAATTCAGAAGGAGAATCTACTCCAAACTTTTTAAGAAGAGAATTGAAGAATTTTTGGTAAGCTTCTTTGCCACCACTTGCTTCTCTAATTTGTGATAATGTTTTCATGTTTAATCCTTTAAGTTAAAGTGTGTCTCCATCATTACTTGGAGTTTCGTTAATTCTATCATAATTTCATTATACCTATCAGTACTGGTTATTCGATATTCTGTATTTGTTTTAACATCGCTTATGATATTCATTTGGGTATTCGTTATTGACGATGCCCACCATACTGCTGCCATAGTTTGTGCAAATATGGCTAGGAATAAAGCTACGCCACTATTCCGTATCCAATTCGGTATCCTTGTCGATCTATGTCGCCAAGATTCTAATTCTTTTTCCTGTCTTTTTAATGCCAGGTGCATTCTTTCTAGTCTTTTCTCTATCTCGACCATTTCGCCGTTAGCCATTTACTTATCCCCGTTTTCGTGGTTTATTATGACCTTCCCTAACTTTAATCCACCTATACGCTCATTAGGTACAAATCTCCATATATAATGTTTCTCATCATCATATACGCCAAACACTGTCATGGTTAAACCTATCTTAACGACAATACACTCTTTACCATCTAAGATTGCTTTATCGCCCTCTTTAAATGGTCCCATAAATTTAAAAGCTAACCCTTTAGCCATTTTAGTGGCTAAGTCTTTAGTCCATAAAGCAACTATTAATATTACCATCATTGTAATGAATGGCTGAATAAAGTTTGCTACTTCAAGTCCTACATCATTTGGATTCATAATATCACCATTCGTTACATTTCATAGATGTATTTATACATCACCAATTTTCTAAGTGCGGGATATATTCAGCCATCGCATGGTCAGAGAAATTATCAATTTTACCCTGTTTTAGGCCTCCCCACATACCTTTCATACGGTCTGAAAATCTACCCCAAGGTGAGTATTTTCCAGAAGCATTTATTGTTCCATCAGAACGTATGTAGTGTAGCCTACCATGATGATTATAACCCATAGCTTTAAGTGGTACCCTTGTTACTATATCATTATTATTTTGCCACCTAATATGGTCCAACTTTAATGATTTAACATATGAAGGCCATCCGACTCTTGGTGAACCATAAGTATATAATTGAACTGGGTCTGGCCAATCCCAATCATGAGCACATCTACTTGCCATTATGGTAGCCATTGCAGCTCCTAATGAATGGCCACAAAACCATAAGTCTTTAGTAACCTCTTCGATATCCTTAGACATTTTAGGCCAAAGCTCATCCACCTCAGCTTTAAATCCCCTATGGACCCTTGATATTGTTTCTGCTTTAACAGGAAATGCTTTAAGGTCTGCCTTTAAATCATTAAATTCTGTAGGCTGTGTGCCACGACAAGCAACAACAACATCATTATCGCTCTCAAATCTATAAGCTTGAGCACCACCAATGTCATAAAATTTTGTTTTATCAAAGCCATGTTTTTTAACAGCTTTTATAACGGCAGCCTTTTTTCCATATGCATCAGCAGCAAGCTTGGCAAAAAGCAAACTCCTTTGCTTTATATCCATATCACGTATAGACATTATTGTGCCTCCCAATCTTTCCATGCTTTATATGCACCCCAAGCTATTGCAGCGATTGCAACAAACTTAATCATTGATGTAGCGAATAATCCAACTAAACCAATTCCTATTAAACCTAAATTACTTCCCATTATACTTTCCCCTCTATATCGATTAAACGTTCCTCTAATTCCTCAATCTTTGCAGCAATTTTTGGATTAACTTTTTTCCATGCGTTTGGATCTTGGTCAAGCCAAGTCCAACCAAATCTATCTCTTAACTTATCTGCAACTTTATCAAACTGTGAGTAACCCCATAAGCCTACCCGTGTATCTCTAACATAAAATAAACAAGCTGCACCCAACATTGCTCCGGCTATACTTGTATAAATCCACAGTGTATTTTCAAACATCTTCTTCTTCTCCTGTTTTACCGGTGCAAACACCATTGTCATATGATTCAAATGAATCGCCTAGTTCCTTCTTGTATACGTCTTTCATAAATTCGTCTTGCTTTACTACTTCCTCAAGGTTACCCTCATCGGGGATTTCACCCATGATATTCTCCTTTATTAGTTTTACGTTACTGATGCAACATTACTATTTATAAAATTGTCTCTTACAGAGGCACTTTCTTATAAATATAGTTATGAACAGATTAGGAGATTGATTTGGAGTATCTAGATTTAGTAGCAGAAGTGGGTTTCCCTATTGTAGGAGCAGGAGCAGCAGGATATTTTGTTTATTTAACACTTAATTTTATATTGGATGGTGTGTTAGATGACATTAAACAACAAAAAATGTTTGCACAAGCTCTAGACAATAGGGTTAAAACTATGAATAGTGAAGTTATACGAATTGATGTAAAGATGTGTCAAGCTTTTGGCATAAGACCTGATATGGAACGTATTGCTCGAGCTGATGGTAAGACAGATGCTAGGAGAGATTAATGACTAAGATTGAAATAAGTACAATGAGATGGCGTTGGACTGCATTAATATTATATTTAATGATATGTTTCTATGACTTTATGTTTGTGCCTATTTGGTTTGGGCTGAATAGACCAGAGCTAGCAACATTTATTGAGATACTTAATACTGTTGAGGACCCATTAATACAATTAGAATTAATGAAGAAAATGACAGGCCAACATAATCCATTTACCCTCATGGGTGGTGGATTATTTCATTTGGCATTTGGCGCAATACTTACGGGTAGTGCATTTGGAATAGGGAAGAATTAATGGAAGTAGTAGTAACACCAGCACCAACTATAGGTTCAATGATTAGTGATTATGGTTTTCCCATTATTGCTGCATTTGCAATGGCCTACTTCATATATTTTATATGGAAATGGGTAACAGATAAAGTTGACCCTGTCATTGGTAAAAGTCATTTTACTTTGATTGCATTAATTGATAGGGTTAGAATGTTAGACAATGATTTGATTAGGCTTAATGCTAAATTGGATATGATATTACAGGAGAAAGAACGACGTGAAAAAAATAATAGCGACACTAGTTACTATAATACTGACGACGATTTGCCAGGCTAGTGAACTAACCTTTGGATTTAAGAATCCAGCTTTTAGTGGGGTTGGTTATTCTACTCATGTACTGTCAATCGAACAGTTACAATTCCAAAGAGAAGAGGGAGTAAAAGACGATGCAACAGCGGCAGAAAAAGCAGCTGCTAGAGCGGCTTCAAATACAACTCTTGCTAAGTTTGTAACAAATGTTGAGAGTCGTATCTTTGCAAATTTATCCAAACAAATGGTTGATAATATGTTTGGTACTAATTGTACTCCTGAAGACCCTGACCTTGAAGCGACACTTCCAGATGATGAGAAAGAATGTCCACCTAGTGGTGTAGCAGTTCTACCTGATGGTTCAGAGGTTAGATGGGCGAGAGACACAACAGCAAACACAATTACATTAACAGTGATTGATGCAGCTGGTGGTATAACAGAATTGGTTGTACCAACAGGTGATTTTAAATTTTAAATAGGTTATGAATATGGAATATTTAGCAGTGGCGTTATTATCGTGCTTAGTCGGCGCGTGTGGAATGAATCAAAAGACTGAAGCAATACAAGGTGATATGCCGTTTGTAGAAGGCACACCGACTAAAGTGTTATTACATGATGTACCTGACTTGATAAACGTGCCAACAGATGGTGAAGGCAATCCAGTAAAGATTACAGTTGCTATCTATAAGTTTCCTGATGTCACAGGACAAAGGAAACAAACTGGATTATCCACCGCAGTTTCCCAGGGAGCTGATGTTTGGGTTATACAAGCATTGATGGCAGTCAGTAGAGGTAGTTGGTTTACAGTTGTTGAGAGAGCGAGTTTAGATAACGTAGTTAAAGAGCGCCAACTAATAA